AATAATTCTCTTTGTTCTAATCTTGTTTCTGTTATTAGTTGTTTATTACTTTCAATATTTCTTTTTCTCTCTTTTTTGGTTTCTTCCATTAAAAAACCATCATTTATGTAATTTTCGCAGTATTGTATATTCTCTTTATTCATATGAAACTTATCTTTTATAAGTTCAATGATTATTCTTTTTTGAGTTGTTGATAAATTCATTAAATTTCATCCCCCATCTTATTAAATGTTTTATTTAAATCTGGTATATATAATTTTCCAGTATCTTTAAGTTTACTTAGTGTTTCAATAAACCAAACATTATTAACATAATGTTGATAAGGAGTTAGATTCAACTCCTTATAATATTTTTCTGAAAATTTCATTTTAGTAATAACTCCATACTTGATTCATTAATTAGTTCATTAGCTAAACTTAAATCTTTTATACCCTGTCTTAATTTCATATCTTTTATTGTTATATATTTATAAAAGTTAAAATCTTTTTTTATACATTCATTTTTATGATTAAAACATTCATAATTATGATTTGTTGTTATTAAAAAATAATATATTTTTTCATTCATAACTTCATCCTTATATCCTTTTGATTCTATTTCCCAATAAGGAAAATATCTTTTATATCTTTTTGGTTCAATAAAAGTGAAAAAATATTTATTTAAAAATTTATAGCCGTATTTTTTAACGGCTATAATTTTATTTATTTCATTCAAATTTTTTTCATAAAAAATTATTTTAGATATGTTCATTTTTTTAGACTCCTTTAATTAATAATGGTTCTTTTTCAACTGGTGTTACATCTATATAATTGGTATCTGTTATTGATTCAAAAAAACTAGGATCGCATTCCGTGTAAATTAATTTTCCTAAGTAATTATTTATATGTCTTGTTGTGGTTCTTGAGTACCATTCATTAGTTTTATAATATTTACCTTTTATTTTTCCAGCAACTGCTGTCTTGTAACTATAAAAAATTTCTGTATCATCATTAATGATGACTAAGTTCTGATTAGAACCATAGGGAGTTAATTTCATTTTTGGAAAGTATGAGAGTACATTGTCATTATACCATCATGCTAATAAAAACAAGTATTAAATAAGACATTCATTCATTCATTCATAATTGCATTCATTTTTTTATTATTATTTTTTTTCTTACTTACTGTCTTAATTAAATTTATTTTTTTTTATTTTTTATTAAATTATTAAATTTTTTAAATTTTTATTTTTTTAAATTTTTTTCTTAAAAATTTTTTTTTAAAATTTTTCAAAAATTTTTAAATTTTTTCAAAAAAAAATATCTAGATTTTTTAAGATCTAGATATTTATTTTATCTTAAATAAATTATTTATCCATAAACACAAGAACCAAAAATACATTTTTGAAAAATATAATCACAATCGCCAGCATCTAATAAACTGAAGTCTTGAGTTGCTAAAGCTTCAATTAAATTAGTTTTAAATTCTCCCTTAATATTAGGAGCCTCAATAATAGATTTTATTGTATTAATAAAATCTCTTACTGTCTTAGTGTCTATAATTTCAGAATCTGAATCTCCATGATCTATACAAAATATTTTTGAATCTATATCAAATTTATTAGTATTAATATAAATTCCCCCCTCTCTCTCTATTTTTAAAAATCCTTTTTCATAGGCTTTATTAGGTCGAAAATTAATATAAGCTTCTCCCCAGTATGTGATACCCTGACCAACTGTAATAAATAAATCAATTAAATCCTTATCTTTAATTTCATAAATTGAAGATGCAGAAAAAGAAAAAGTTTTGTACTTTTTCCCGTGGTCGTTTTTGTTTGAACTTGCTGTTGTCCATGTAGTTTGCTTGATAGTCATAATTAAAAAAAGTTAGTTGTTGTAAGGTTTTTGGGGAAATAACCCTCGGTTGATGTTCCCCAGGAAGTGTTAAAAATTTTATAAAACAGTATCAATAGTTTCTAGGAATGGAAGGGTTTCTCCTTTTTCGTTAGTAACGTGACCGAATCCGTTATGGTTCCATGTCTTACAATTACTAATGTCATAAATATGAACATTTATAATTGCTTCCTTTTTGAAACTATAAATACCCTTCCATGATCTACGCATATAGCGAGCAGTTCTAAAAGCTAGAACTACATTTTTAACCTCATCATCTGAAGTAATACACCATGAGCATTGACCATGACCAAGTAAAACTAAACCTACTCTCGTAGTTTTTAAATCCTTAATCTTGTTTCTTTTAGATTTGATTTGTTTTGTTTTCATTTTTAAAGATCCTTTAGTAATTGTTCTATTTGATTTGTTCGAGCATCTAAACGATTATATAAAGTTGAAATAATCGCATAGCTTTGCCAACTTAATAAAAGAAAAGCAATTAATAATAATTTGGTTCGCATCTTAAATATCTCCTAAAGTAATTTGTCTTAATTCCTTAGTTAGACATAACTTAAGAAAACCTGATCTTGTTAAATCTGGATTTTTTAATTGAATAGCAGCATCTAATAATTTTGCTATTTCTGGCTTGAGAGTCACTTTGACCTCAACCGTATTTCTCCCTTTGTTTTGGGTTTTTAGTTTTCTCATTGTTGGAAGGTTTGAGATAATTTTGTTTTTTATTGGTTTAGTAATCTTGTAAAATAAATTACCTTTAGCTCTATTTGATGTTGTTGCATCTGGAAGAATGAAAGTTAATAAATTTTAAGTAATACTAAACCTATTCCATTATACCAAAAATTAGTAAACTATTCCAGACTTTATTATTATTTATTCTTACTAACTTTTTCAGACTAAAATTTTTTTTTACAGACTTTTTCAGACTTTGGGGGGACTGTTTCAGACTAAAATTTTTTTTTGGCAGCCATGGGTAACTTAAATATATTTCAGCTAATTTTTTGGTTCTACTTTTATTGAAAGTTCTGGAGCTTGGATATTAACTGTTTCTACGGATTCGCCTATTACTTTGCCTAGAGAGTCTAGGATCTGTGCTGCTGTCTGAAGTTGACCCTTTTTAACTGCTTTATTGAATAGACGTACTCTCATGGCTTGTAAGCGTGGTAGGAGTGTTTCTCTATCTTTTTCCCAATCTTCATTATTCCAAACTTTAACTCTATTCCAATCATCCCAAGCTGTTGTTTCTGAGATACCTTCAATATTTGCGTGTTCTAGGACTAATTGGCGAGTAGTTTTACCTTCAAGTTGACGAGCATAAAGACGTTGAGAACGTTTTAGGACATCGGACATAGCAGAGCGAACTCTTTTTCTTGCTGGTTGAACTATTGGATTATTGTTTATATTGTCTGGGAATGTAGAAGAAGCCACGGACTTGATCTTGTTAAGGGTTGTTAATGGAATAATAACCTAAAAAAGCTGAAATAGGCTATAAATAGGGGGTACTTATTCAGACTTTTGTTATTTTTAGTGTTATGGCGGTAAAAAAACAGGAAGAAATAAG